CTGTAATTACCAGCCGCAACCGGTGTCCCGCTGACCTCTGCCGACTCCACCGAACCTCCGGCGTTGATGGCCTTCAGTATGAATCCATAAGTAGTCCCGTTAACAAGACCTGTCTGTGTGTGAGGCAGAGTGACCGTACTGTATGCACCGAAACTGCCGCCGGATACGCGGTATTTCAGCTCGTAGGAGGTCGCGCCGGTGCCGCCGGATGTCAGGGCGATCACGTTCTGGCCGTCGCCTGCGGTCACACTGATAACGGGCTGGGTGGGGGCGGCTTGGACCCCTAAAAGAGAAGGAGCGGTGATTACCGGCTGAACGGAGACTGCCGGCAAGTCGAATGCTCCTGACGATATTCCGGCAAGCTCAGGTGCTGCGACCACCGGCTGGGTCTGTACAGGAGGCAGGCTGAACATGCCACCCTGGACGCCAGAGAGCATCGGAGCGGCAACTACCGGCTGAACGGAGACTGCCGGCAAGGCGAATGCTCCTGTCGATATCCCGGCAAGCGCCGGGGCTGCGACCACCGGCTGGATCTGTACCGGAGGCAGGCTGAACATGCCACCCTGGACGCCAGAGAGCATCGGCGCGGCAACTACCGGCTGAACGGAGACTGCCGGCAAGGCGAATGCTCCTGTCGATATCCCGGCAAGCGAAGGGGCTGCGACCACCGGCTGGATCTGTACCGGAGGCAGGCTGAACATGCCGCCCTGGATCCCGGAGAGGAGCGGCGCGGCAACTACTGGTTGCACGGAGACTGCCGGCAGGGTAAACGCTCCTGTCGATACACCTACAAGAGAAGGCGGCGCAACGACCGGCTGCAGCGACACTGCTGGGAGTGCAAACGAACCGGGCGGAGCATCCGGAGCGACGCCCCAGTCGGCGTAGACCACGTACTGAGGCTCCCAGCCCGCCGCCAGCACGGCGTCAATCTGCGCCTGCAGTACGGGGCCGGGCATGCCGCCGACGGTGTATCCTCCCAGGGGAGGGTGCATGATCCCCTTAGCCATATTCTGCGCCGGGGTCGATGCGGCGCCGATGTCGTCTGTCAGTTCGGAGAGCCGTGTGACGTTTCTTTTCGCCATCTAGGACTCCGTGGCGTAGCTGTGGCCGTTCAGGGCGACGCTCATTTACAGTACCTCCTCAAAGGGCGAATGCGCAGGAATTGCGGTCCAGATAAGGGTTCTCCAGCGGGCTCAGCTCGCGGAAGGCAGGTCACGCCGAGGCGGCGCTGCTCCCCCACTACCAACCTACCGCAGCAACGTAAGCCGAGCCACCTTCCACTTCAGCGACAAATTGCTCTTTCTGGCTTTGTGAGTAAGCACAGCGGTGAGGCACCTCAGAGATAACTTCTCCGTCTCTCTTGATGCGGTTCAACCACTTGACGTTGATGGTGGATGCCTCGATGCATACTTCCACGGATGCCAATACCTTTTCTTCTGTTAGCGCCATTTTTTCCTCCTGTTAAACGCAGTATGTAAAGGAGCCTCTGATTGTTGTGTTGTCGGCTAGGTCGGCTTCAGCCAGTGCCGCGGGCGTAATTGCGGCGGCAGATGCCGCATACAGTGGAGCTTGAGTCGCGCTAGCGTCGGCATATCCAGAGATTACAGTCTTGGCTACAGCGAGATTGCCGAAATATCCCACTGAAACGGCAGCACGGGCACTGGAAACAGCCCCGACAGTGAAAGGGAGATTTTTTAGGGCGCAATTGCCTGTGATGGCACCTTTGGCACTTAACGTGATATAGAACGTGCAAAATACCTGACGACCAATTTTGGTATAGGTTCCTTGGTTTATCGTGTATGTCTGACCGCTCTCGCTGGTCATGCCCCCCAATACAGGTGTCCAAGTTCCCTCCTCATAATCGTCTAGAGTGTTCGCATCGGCAGAGGGCACCTGCGTTGCGGGGAAGGTGATGCCGTCAGAAGTTTGCAGCCTTGCACCCGCAGCACTTGGTGTTACCCCCACGCCTACCCGTCCCGCACTGTCTATCGTCACCCTCGCGGTGTCTGCTGTGTAGAGATACAGGGTAAGGTAGTCCCCGTAAAAACTCCGCATGGGGATGGAGTAGCCCTGCTCGTGATACAGGCAGACCGCCGTTCGGTTGGTGGCTACTTTTTCCCTCGTCAGGTAGCTGATCCCCCTCAGCGAGTCTCCAATATAGATCCCGGTGGTGCCTGTCGCGTCGGCATCCCCCACCAGCTTGTTCCTGACGACAAATGCCGTTGATGCCGATGGAGCAGATGTCATTAAACCTGCGGTGAGAGCACCAGGCAGCACCATTGACGTATCGGTTCTGACAACCGGTACCTGGTTCGCCCCCGGCGTCTGCGAGGCTGCGAAGCCGCCGAGGGTGGCGGCGTTGCCTCCTGCGTTCGCGGCGGCGGTGTAACTGGCGGCTGCGGCCGCGCTGTTGGCGGATGCGGTGGCGCTGCTGGCGGCTGCGGCCGCGGACGCGGTAGCGGCGGCCGCCTTTGCCGAGACGGTGGTCGCATCGGGGGCGATTATGGCCGCCTGCGCCAGCAGGTCCTCGGCGAACTGCTCGGGGAAAATGCCGAGATAGCCGTAGCCGGTAAACGAGGCATTGGTGTAGCTGCGGCCGTTCAGGGTGACGCTCATAGTACCTCCTCAAGGGCGAATGCGACGGAATTGCGGTTCAGATAAGGGTTCTCCAGCGGGCTCAGCTCGCGGAAGGAGGCCAGGAAAGAGCGCTGCTTCAGCGCCTGGTAGGCGTCGTCGGGGTCGTAGACGAAAAAGAGCTCGCCGGTCACGCCGAGGCGGCGCTGCATCTCCATCCACCAGCCGGCCCCGACCGCCTCGGTCAGGTCCAGCTTGCCGGTGACGGTCCGGTACAGGCTCTTCCGGTCGTAGTACCTGACCCCGCCCAGGCTCTTGACGGCGGCGGAGGGGTCGACCCACTGGACGCCGCTGCCGAAGTCGAAACCGTAGGGGGACTGCCAGCCGGGGGCGAGCATGAGCCGCGCCAGCTCGAAGTAGCCGTCCGGGTTTGCCGGGTCGGAAAAGGTGACCTTGAAGGCGCGGCAGACCACGGGGGCGGGAAAGACGTGGTGGAAGTCGAGCGGTTCTCCGGCGAGGTCTTCGGTCGTTATGGCTCCTCCGGTCCAGGCTGCGGGATGCCCCCAGGGGAGCGAGCCGGGAGGGTAGAAGGGGGGCCAGAGGGGAAGCACGCCGGTGTCGGCGACTTGGACGGTCCTCCCCGCGTCGCTGTAGAGCTGCAGGCGGACGGTGGCTGCGGAGGTCGCGTTGTGCCGCAGGACGGCGAAGATGCGGATGTCCCGGTCGGTGCCGAAATCGCCGAGGATGACGGTGGATCCCGACGCGAGATCGGCCGATCTGGCCAGGGAGGACATCCGGCTGTCGGAGTTGTCCTGCAGCTGCGTGAGCGGCAGCGCGGAGAGCCATGAGCCCCCGGACAGCGTGGCGGCGAGGGTCCTGTCAGGGTAGGCGAAGATGCAGTTTCCCATTGGTTAACCCCAGAGTGTAAGTGTGACCCGACCCAGCGCCCAGTCGACGGAGACGCCGGTGACCCGGAACAGCTTTCCGGAGGAGTAGCCGTAGCGCGGGGAGACGATGCGGACTACCTTGCCCGGATCGATGTATTCGAGCGTCTGTGCAGTGACGGTGACCTGCAAAGTGTCGCGCCGCACCTTGTGGAGCGCGAGCAGACGCGCGGCCTCGCTCTGCGCCGCCACGGGATCTATCAGCAGGGTGTCGACGTTGAGCTCCGGCGCGAGGAGGTGGGCGGTCTGCACGGAGGCGTCTGCCGTGGAGACCGTGCGGTAGGCCGCTCCTATCCACTGCACCCGCTCATTGCCCGGGCTGATCATGTAGCGGCTGGTTCCTACGCTGTCGGCTGTGACAAATGAGCCATTGCCGTAGCTGGCCGAGTCGGGCCAGGTCCAGGCCGGGTAATTGCGGGTGCTCCAGGACACCCCATCGGTGGAGAGGTAGCAGGCGTACTGCCCGATCAGCATGAACAACCCGCTTCCGTATGCGGAGGCCGTCCCCACCTTTCCGGGGATGGGGCGCTGGGTCCAGGTGACGCCGTCCGTAGAGGTGGCGATCGTGTCGCCGTCAAACAAGGTGGCGATGAATATCCCGTTTCCGGCAACGACCCCCCCCCACGGGGTGGCTACCGGGAGGGTGCGCTGGGTCCAGGTGGCGCCGCCGTCTGTAGAGGTCACCCCGATGCCGCCGTTGGCGATCGTGACGAACGTCCCGTTGGCGTAGACCACATCCAGCCAGTCTGCACTGACGGGCATGGCGCGCTGGGTCCAGGTGATCCCGTCGGGAGAGGTGTACGCCGTGCTGGTATCGTTGGCGACGATGACAAAGACGCCTGCTCCGAAGGCGATGGTAGCCGATGAGCTGTTGACCTGCGGCAGGGTGCGAACGGTCCAGTGGATCCCGTCGGGAGAGGTAAGGATCTGGTCGGAATTGACCGACGTCACCACGAACATGCCGTTTCCGTACGCAATCGACCACCCCCGGAGGCACCACCCGGGCACCTCCCGGAAGTACCAGTAGATCCCGTCGGGAGAGGTGACTACCCCCCCTTGCAGGGACCCGTAGGAAACCGAGACGAACACGCCGTTACCGTAGGCGAGCGCGTGCCACTGGGCTGAGTTGTCGAGGGTAGCCTGTTCCCAATGCGAGTAATCCCGCGCCGTCTGCGCGCTTCCCGCGATGTCGCTGGTCTGCACGGTGTAGTTTTTGGCGTAGTTGAGGTTCACCTGACGGACCGGGATGCCCCGCCCGGCGTCGTTGGAGGCGAGCCGCTCCAGGGTGAGGTACTCGTTTTCCGTCAGGGTTATCTCGGGCGTGCCGGAGGGGGCGGTGAGCTGCTGCATCCGCAGCACCCGGTCCGCGTCGAAACCGTACCACGCGCCGACGCTCCCGAGCACCTGGTCCAGGGCGGCCATGACGGTCCCCTCTTCGGCGATGTAGATGCCGACCTCTGCGGAGTTGGCCGCGTCCAGCGCCGTCACGTCGGCCGCGCTGATCTCTCCGGAGGAGATGACGCGCAGCGCGATCCGCCTGGCGACCTGGGCGGCGCTGCGGTCCGCCGCCGTGCTCCCCTCTACGGCGTCGGCGGTGATCTGCCCCACCGGAGACGCTCCCAGGCGGAAACAGCCGAGGGAGGGACAGACGCGGTACGTGCCGGGGGTGGGGGCTTCGGCCTCCATGGCGGCCTGGTCGGCGTAGTCCGAGCCCTTGGCGAGTTTCACTCCCTTGTCATAGGCGGCGGGGATGGAGACGGTGGAAGTGTGCACCTGGTAGATGAGCTTGGAGGTATTCACCAGCACCGGAGTGACGTTATAGACGGTGCCGTAGGTGAGCGGCTTGGGCTTTCCCTTGATGTCGGCGCTCCCCTCGATGCCGAAGGGGAGCGCGTTGTTCCCGGCGTACTTGGTCGACTGGACCGGCGCATCGAACGCCATCTGCGGGTCCTTGACCCGGACCGTGATCTCGTCGTTGGTGAATTCCGGCTGCTCCATGCTGCAGCTTGCCAAAAGGACGATGGCGCCCAGCGCGGTGATTTTTTTGAACACGATGTTTCTCCCGTCAAAGCCGTAGTCGAGGAGCGGATCGAGGAGACCGTCGCCGTTGATCAGGCGCAGTTCCCCGAAGCCTACCTGTGATTTCCCGGAGGTCCTCCCAGGGCGGAACATGTCGACCTGGTAGTTTCCCGGCTGCAGCACCCGCGGCGCATAATACTGGTTGGCGGGGGTGCCGCCCGGGGAGGAAGTGTAGCCGAGCGTCGAGTAGTAGAGGGTCCTCACTCCGGGGAGCGACGGATCATAGACTGTCATCTCGACCAGGTATTGCTCCTTGGACGCGCTCATCTGGAGTTCGCCCTCCGCAGCGCGCTCTCCACCTCGGCAAACTGCCGCTTCATCCCGGTAAGCTCCGCGACGACCGTCTGGTTCGCAGCGGTCTGATGACTCAGCAGGGCGCGCAGTTCCACGTTGCTCTTGCGCAACTCCTCGTTGTTCTTACGCAGCTCCTCATTGTTCTGGGTAGCCTGCTGGCGCAGGCCGCGCAGTTCGGCGACCACGTCGCCCTCCTCCCCGGTTGCACTCTTGCCGACGACGGCGCGGGTCTTGCCTTCGGGGGTGTCGACGGAAGCGGGGTAGCTGTAGACGCCATCGTCGAAACGGGGGGCCTCGAGGCCGTTGGCCGCGGCAATGGATTGGGACACCCTCTCCAGCATGGAGGTGACGTAGCTGAAATCCTCCTGGTAGCCGATGCTGCTCGCGTAGTAGCCGCGCGAGGCGTCCAGGTAGGCGTTGGCGTCGCCGGAAAGCGCCGCTATGGCCTCCGCGTTCCCCTGGGCGGCCAGCGCCGCGTTCATGGCGAAGCGGGTGGAGGTGGTGTTGTAGAGCGCCTCGGGGGAGAGGGTCGGGTCGCTCATGGTCAGGTCCAGGATGGTGCCGCGCAGATCCTCGATCTGGTCGATCGCCTTTTTGGCCGAGTCGCCGATGACGCCGAAGGCGTCGGAGAGCCCCAGCAGGGTCCGGTACAGGGGGGAGGTCATGTCGGTCGACTCCACCAGAGCGCGGTACTGGGACACGGTGCGGGGGATGGTGTCCAGCTGGTCGGAGAGGGCGGACGATATTTCGCGGTGCGCGGCGGCCAGACGGATCACGCCGTACTCGTCGTCGCTGTTGACCACCTTGTTGTATTTGTCCACGGCGCTCCGGAATTTCTCCAGCCCGCCGAAGGAGTCGATTATAGACGAGGCGAGGTCGCCGTTTGCGATGCTCGCTTCCAGCATGACGCCGTTCGTCACTCGCGCCGCTTCCTGGAGCGCCTGCAGGCCGATGGTGACCCGCATGAGCGCCGCATAGGATGTTTCGCCGAAACGGGTGGCGGCGGCGAGCTGAGCCTGGGCCTCGGGGCCGCCCAGCTGCTCGGCCATGGCGATGGAGAGTTTGCCGAACCACTCCTCGATCGCCTTGGTCGCTTCCTCTTCCGACTTGCCGCGCAGGTCGAGCTTGGTGGCTGCGAGGGAGAGGGAAGAAAGGTCGATGCTGAGCCCGCCCAGCGCCGCACCTGCGGTGTTGACGGATTGGGCGATGCTGTCGGCGATTTCGTTGAAGGATGCCATCAGCGCGTCGTCTATGGCAGTAAGCTTGGTCGTGGTCTTATCGCTGTGGAACAGGCCTCCGTCCTTCTTCACCGTGGTGTATTGAGACGCCGACAGGGCACCGTCCTGGTAGCCGAGCTGGAGACCCGCTCCTTTCAGCGAGACCTTCCCCCCAATTACTTTATTGGCGAGGGAACCGAGCCCCATGGACTGGAGCCAATTCGCAACGCCGTAGGCTATGCTGTCGGTCAGGTTGTCCATGGAGTTGGGCTGGAGGGTCCAACGGTGGCCAGCGATAGTTGATTTGAGCAACGAATCCCCGCCGCTCAAAGCTCCCCGCACGTCGCCCTTCGCCCAATCCACCGCGTCGTCCCAGAAGGATGTTCCCTTGGGCATGCCCACCCCTGCAATCCGGGCGGCGGTGAGCCCGTTATTGGTGGCGATGAGGACCAGATCCTTCAGGGAGCCGGATACCTGGTGGAAATTTTCTGCCAGGTTCTGCACGGCGAGGGTGTTCTCGCGGGTCGCCTTAAGTTGGGCTTCGCCTGCGCGGGCCAAGGCATTGTTCGGTATGACGGTTCCGGCCGAGCCCATCCGGATCAGCTCCGGCCCCTGTTCGCCTACCAGGTAGGAGCCGCCGGCGACGACGGGGCCGCCCAGGGCGCGAGGCTCGTACTCGGTCGCCTCGATCTTGGAGATCTGCGCTAGGGTAGCGATGCCTACACCTACGGCGGCGATGGAGCCGCCGATCGGGCCGAGCTGCGCGTAGGCCTGGACGATGGCGAGCGCCGCCGCGATGACCGCTTGCCCCATCATCATCGCCTTGCCGGCCTCGAACTGGTCGCGGTTTCCCTGCATCAGGGCGTCGCCGATCTGCCCCAGGGCGTTGGCGGTTATCGAGGCGTTGTCCTGCCAGCGGTTTCTCTCCGCCTGGACCGACTCCTGGACGTACTTCTCCTCCAATAGCCGTATCCGCTCGATCTGCGCGGCCCTGAGTTCGGTCCCCTCCTCCATCGCGGCGAGTTTGGCCTTTTCCAGCTCCATCTGGCGGGCGTAGCTGCGCTCGGCCGCCGCCGTTTCGCGCTCCCAGGGGGAGACGCGGTCCACGGCTATCTCGTCGCGCAGGGCGATGTTGTCCTGCATGAGAGAGGCGAATTCCTTGGCGGCGGCCTCGGCGCGCTCCGCGTTCTGCCTCTGCTGCCCCTCCCATGCGGAGGTCATGTTGGCCTGCAGGTCCAGGGCGTCCTTCATCTGCCTGGAGAGGTTGAGGTTCGCCTTTATCACCTCGCCCGCTGCGCGCAGCTCCTGCGCGTATTTGGGGGTGGCGGCGACCGCCTTCTCCACGGCGGCGTCCACGTCCTGCAGCCTCTTCTCGTGCTCGTCCAGGAGGGGGTTGGTCTGGCGGATCTGGGAGTTGAAATTTTCCATGGCCGAGCTGTACAGGCGCAGTTCCTCCGCGGCTGCGGCGACCTGTTTGGCCTCCTCGGCGGCGTCGGTGCCTCCCGCCCCGCCAGCGGCCCCTGGGGGTGCAGCCACAGTGCCTCTGGCCCTCTGCGTCGTGGACAGGTATTGGCCCGCCTTGTCCAGCATCCGCCCCATGGGGTCCTTCATGGCGTTCAGTTCCTCGCGGATGGCGATGGCGGTCCCCTTGACGACCTCCAGGTTCCCCTTGAACTTCTCCACATAGACGCCGGAGAACATCCCCTGCAGCGTCTTGCCCGCCGCGTCGAAGTCCCCCGTGAGCGCCTGGAAAGCGGCCTTTCCCACCGACGCGATAGCGGAACCGACGGCGCCGACCGCGTCGAGCATGACGAGCCCGAAGGACATGGCCATGTTCACGGCTGCGTTCAAGAGGTTTATCAGGTGGCGGAACTCGTCGGCGATCACCGGAAGCACAGAGGAAAGGAGCAGCCCCCAGCCGTCCAGCATCTTGACGGTGAGCCCCCCTATGCCGGAGAGAACGACCCACATCGGACCCCGCACGAGGTCCACCACCGTGCCGATCACCCCCTTGGCCGCGAGCCAGGTCTTGCGGATGGCGTCGGAGACGCCGGAACTGTTTTTCAGGTCATCGGCCAGGGAGCTGACCATGGGGACGATATCGGCGAATGCCTCCTTAAAGCCCTCGCGGGTAACCTTGTTGACCGCGGTTTCCAGCGAGGAGCTGGCCGCGGACCAGGTCTTGTTGATGGATTCGCTGGCGGCGTTGACGCCCACCAGGTAGGGAGAGAGCCGCTCCAGGGTGTCGCCGTGTTGATTGCCGAGCTGCACCAGCTCCTTGAGCCCCCCCTTGTAGTCGCCCTGGCGCTTGATCTGGGTATCGATGATGCGGGCCAGCTGCGAATGCTGGTTCACCTCTCCGGTCAGGAGGGCGCGCATCTCCTGCCGCGCCTGGATCTCCTGATCCTGGCCGGCCGTGTACATGGCGATGGCGTTGGAGAGGCTGGTAAAGGTTTCGACCTGCTTCCGGTTGTTCACGTCCAGCACGGTCCCCTGCATGGTCATGGTCTGCAGCATGGCCGTGAGCCCCTTGTTGTTGGCGAAGCTGTTGGCGTCGATCTCTTCCAGCTTTTCCGCCATCACCTCCGCGTAGGCCGCGGACCGCTGGAAGGTGATGGCTATGGAGTTGCCGTTTCCGGCCTGCATCTGGGTGAGCTGCGCGGCGATCTGGAGCACCGACACGGCGAAGGCGTCCACCACGGAGATGCCCCCCTTCATCAGGGAGAAGAAGGCCGCGAAGGGGGCGGCGATCAGTGCGGCGGCCATGGTCAGGTTCATCACCCTCATGGTGACGGACATGATCCCTGTTTCCAGTTGCGACATCCCCAGAAAGGCCCGGTTGCCGTGGCCGTGCATCAAGTCGCCCATCCGGCGGCCGGCTTTTTCCATCTTGTCGAGCTCGCCTGCCGCGCGGCCCGTGGCGTTGCCGACGCCCCCCACGGCCTTTTCCACCCGGGCATGATTGGCTGCGGCCTGGGCCGTGGCGGAGGTGACCTTGCGTCCCATGGAGTCGGCGGCGCCTTCGAGCTTCTGCATCGCCTGGGCGGTCTGCTCCACGCCGGTGGCCTTGATGTGGATAGCGATGTCTTTCAGGGCCATCTGTTACCTCGCTTCAGTTGGGGCAGGTGGCGCAGGTCCTGTCCAGTAGCGCGCCGAACATCTTGCGGCATTGTTCCACCTTCGCTCCGCCGCAGTACTCGCCCACCCCCTGATGTTGCATGGCGGGGGCGGTACCGCCGCTCTTGTGGCTTTTTCGCTCGCCATAGCCCACGCGCCAGCGCCGGTCCATGGCTTTCAATGTTTCTATCTCCCACGGGGTGGGGCGGTTGCCTGTGAGGTGGACCCAGGACAGTATCTCCAGGTTGGAGAGCGGCTCGGGGAAAGAGCTTCCTCCCCCCAGGCCCGCTATGACACAAAACTTTCTCGCGTCGTTCAGATCGGTGAACCAGTCGACCAGGTGGGAGCTGAGCGGGTCGAGGTCCATTTCCCCGAGGTCCCTGCCGCGTCCCAGCGCTTCGGCCTGTTCTGCCAGATCCTCCTTCAGTTCTGCAAAAAATCCGTCCTGTCACCGATCTGATCGTCAACCTGCTCCTTCATCCAGGGGAGCAGCTCGAAAGCCGCCTGAACGTTCTCGGGGGTGACCTCGATCCATTCCCCCTCATTTATTTCGATCTTCCCGGGGTGGTGCTGCAGGATCGAGCCATCCTCGCCGACCGTCTCGGTGCGCCAGCTCTTGGTACACCCGACCAGGATTTCGAGACCCTCGGCCTCGATCATTTCCGCCGTGATCTTCGGTCTCTTGCCACGGGCCTTTGACGCCAGCTCGATGCGGTGATTGGACTGGCGCCGCAGGATGTTTTTGCAGACCTTGGAATCGGAGCCGTGAACGGTCACGAAAACGCGGGAGCTGGTGCCGTCGCCATTGTCGAACAGCGGGACACCGGTAGCAGGGTTCAACAGCGGGAACTCGAGGCCGGATTCGGCCTTCTCTGTGGGGGAAAATTTGCCTAAAGCCATTTTGTTACTCCTCTGTCATTGGATTTAAGGGGCGCAGGTTGCGCCCCCATGGGTTGAGAAAAAAGGCGGTTATGAGGCTTGCCTCCAGCTCCCGAGGATGAGGGAGCTCCGCCAAAAACCGTGAAGGGGAAAGGGTGAAGAGTGAAGGGTCAAAGCCCCTTTTCTACTTCACGAACTGCAACTGGAACTCGTCGTCGCCGCTGTTCATGGCGAGCTGGAAGTCCAGGTCCGCCACGGCGATGCCGTTGCGGTCGCCGGAGCCGACCTTGGTGTAGACGCACTTGGGAGCGGAGATGCTGAACTTGTTGTAGTCGCCGCTGCCCGCGATCGGGCCGAGGGAGAAGATGCCGGCCGCTCCCGATTCCCATTTCCCCATGAAATCGTAGGCGGCGGGAAGGACCATCTCCGGGTCGAGCTTGCCGGTCGGTTTGCGGTCGGTGAGCATGGCGGAGAGGTAGCCGGTGGCGGCGGACGCGCTGGAGCGCATCTGGATCTCGTTACCCATGTCGATGCTGAAGGTCTCGAAGATCGCGGCATAGCTGTCGATGGTGAGCGCCGCGTTCAGCATGACCGGGGGGATGGTGCTCTCCAGGGTGGGGGAGATCATGGCGAGCGCCGGGGCGCCGTCGTAGACGCCGGAAAACTTGAACTCGGCGAAGATGGGCTCGCCGATCTTGCCGCTGAAACTGACCGTGCCGCGGCATCCTTTCAGCTTTCGCACCGCGCCGTCGTCGTACATCCAGAGGGTGAGCGACGGGACGCCGGTGGAGGCGGGGAGGTAGGTGACCGTTTCGGATCCGGCCGTGGTGACGACGGTCTCGGCGAAGCCACAGGCGCGCAGGTACATGCCGAGCGCGGGCTTGACGGTGGCGCTGTAGGCTGAGCCCGTGCCTTTCAGTTCGCACTTGAAGCTGATGGTCCCCATCTTCTGCCCGGGGATGGCCTGCATTTTGGAGAGGGTGTTGCTCCTGACGTTGTCCCGGTTGTACTGCTTGAAGTCGGCGTCGAACTGCGGATCGATGGCGACGATGCCGGCGTCGGATACGGTGATCGTCTCGGCGGTCCCCTCGACGGCCTCGATCTTGCCGGCGATTACTCTGCGGCGTGTCAGCATGGTTACTTACCTCCTTTGGTTTCGGCCGCGAGAGCCGCAGGTTCCGCCGTCTCTTCGGCAGGAGAGACGGCAGGTTTCTCATCGCCGATGATCTTGGTCTCGGCGGCGTCGTTGGTGGTGATGGTGAGTCCGGGTTTCTCTGTCATAAAAGCACCTCTCTGAGTGAGCCCTAGCGGGTCCCCTTGATTTTTTCGACGCTGCGCATGGTCCCCAAACCGAGCAGGCCGGACAACAGCACGATCAGATCGCCCATCGGGATTTCCGGAATGGGGGGGACGGTGCTCTCCAGGCCGAACATGAGCGCGCCGACCTGGCAGATCCAGGGGAGCAGAGGCTTGACCAGAAAGGTGAGTCCGAGACCCGCGACGCAGATCCAGCCGACGGCGGGACGCCAGCCGGACTTGAAGAGAGAGCCGCTGGACTGGTCGATTTTGTTGAGATCCACCTGTCCCTGCATCTGGGCGAGGTCGTAATCGGCGGCGGCCTTTTGGGCGGCGGCCTCCATCACCATGAGCTGCATCTCGATCTCGGTTTTCTGCTCGGCGCTTAGCTCGGGGCCCTTGATGGCGCTGCGGATGTCCTTGGCAAGGGAGCCGACCCCTTCGGCGACGCCCTTGATGCCGCCGGCTAGGAGCTGGTCGAGGATGGCCATGGTCATACCTCCGCTTCGTAGACGCGCGAGAGCCAGGAGCGCATGAACTTCTCCTGGGCGGGCTTTGCCTTGACGATGTCGCGGTAAAGGGCGAACTGCAGACCGTTCAGGGCCTTGTACAGTGTGCGCGGCGACTTGTGGTTGTTGATGGCCGCGATGGTTACCGGGCCGATGTTGCCGTCGACGGTGATGTCGGGCGCGGGATGGTTGGTCAGGTTGATCGCTTCCTGGACGAGGCGGGCCACGGTGCCGGAGCCGCAATTGACGCCGGTGTCGAAGATCTCTTCCGCGATCACCTGGTTCTGGATGTCGGAGAGGCGCAGCGGGTTCCAGAAGTCGCGCTCGTAGATCTGCGCCGCCCGGTCCAGGGTGAGGTGCTTGATGTCTTCGCCCGGATAGGAGCGCTTGGAGATGCCGTACCTGGTCTCGCCGCCGGCGTCATCGGGATCGTTGACGTAGCCGCCCTCGACGCCGAAAAGCTTTTCAAGTGCAGGTCTGATTTGTGCCATGGTGAAGCTCCTTGTTTAATGAATCAGACTTTTCAGGTCTTCGGGGGGTACCCCCTGTTTCGACGCCATGACCAGCAGGATCTTCTTGACGACGGAGAGATCTTCGGTCAGCCTGTCCAGTGTCGCGTCGCCGGATTTGGAGCATTTCTCGCAGTCGGCCTTCGTGATGTACCCTTCGGCGCGCTTCGCGAAGGCTGCGAAATCCTTCTTGGTGACGTAGTCGTCGGAGGCCGTCACCTTTTTGAAAAAGTAGCCGGCAACGAGGCTGATCGCCTCGCGGGCCAGCAGGGTGACCATGATCAGGATGGCGCTTTCGGTGGCGGCGAAGTTCAAAGGATCGGTCTCCTGGTTTACATCGCCCAGCGGGCGGTGCGGTAGGTGATGGTGAGGGCGATCTGGGCGCTCCCGATGAAGTCGCCCGCCTGGATGCATTTGACGGCCTTGCTCGGGTCGTCGATGCGGATGACCTGGGGGACGCCTAGCGGACCGGCCGGGTTGTTTTCGGCTGTCGCCAAAGCTGCGTAGACTTTGGCGACCAGCGAGCGGATGGTCCGCTGCGCCGTGCGGTCCGCCACGTAGAGGACGATGTTGGCCATGAGATCGTGGTCCATCTGCACGGCGCCCGCTGCCGTGGACTCCGATTTCGGGGTGAAGACGGTGCCCGCGGGGAGCTCGGCGTCGCTGTAGGGGATGACCCGTCCGTCGGTGGCCGTGACGATATCGGGGATCGCCTGCAGCAGATCGACCAGCGCATCCACTATGGTTTGTTCAACAGTCGGCTCTAAGGTCATTGCCATCTCCTCAGGGGTCCTTGGTCAGGACGAGCCTGGTGAGACCCATGCCGTCCGGTTCCACGCCGATCACCTCGAAGTCGCCGAGGAAGGCGCCGTTTTTCTTCACGGTAATGCGGCTGCCGTGGGCGATGTCCAGGACTGCGACGTCCGCGTCGGCCATGCTGCAGGCCGGGGCGCTGGTCTCGATGTGGCCTTCGTAGACGCTTTCCAGGCGAAAGGGGGCGTCGTAGATGACCGGCGCTTCTTGGCCCGGGGCAAGGATTGCCACATGCTCAGCAAACCGGTTGAACGCCGCGCTGTTGGCCCTGGCTATGCGGTCGGAGAAGGTCACCTGCTACGCCTCCAACTCAGCGAGGCGGGTCTGAAATGCTGCGGTGAGACGGGCCGAAAAATCGGCATCGACCGGTTCGCTTTCAGGAAGGAGATCGTGTATTTCTTCCCTGGTCGCGGCTTCCGCTATTTTGGCGAGCAGGTCGTTTTGTGCCTGGAGTTCCAGATCCTTCTGCTTTTGGGCTTCCAGCGCGGCGGCGGTGGGGCCCGGCGGCGGAGGAGGTGCGACCTGCGCTGCGACAGCGTCAACGGCAACTCCTAACTCCTTGAGGCGAGAGGCTTCGACAGGATCGCAGTCAAAGGTATCTTCCTCGGTGCCAGGGATGTAAACGCCGCCGTTGTAGTCGATCCGGCCAAGGGCTTTGAGTTTTACAAGTTCTTTTGCCATGTAGACCTCCGGCTGGAGGCGCGGTTACCACGCCTCCAGCCTGTTTGAATAGACTGCTCCCCTTTAGGCGAGCACCTTGACGGAGACGAAAGCATCGGGCTGCTTCATGGTGGGAAGCGGCGCGGCCTGAACCATGAGCCAGCGGACACCGGGGTCTTTGGTGGTCCAGGATTTGGGGAAACGGGAGACGGCGGCCTGCCCGCCCTCGATCGCCTCCATGTCCTGAATCACGGCGTACTGGGTGCGGTTGGCGGAGCGGGTCGTGCCGAGCCAAGCCTTCTTGACCGGGACCATGGGGGTAAGGACGCCGGTCGTTTCGTCCTCGTACCACTCGTCGTAGCAGTAGACGTCGACGAACAGACCGGGGTAGCGCAGGCGGCCGATGTAGGTGAGGCCGTCCGGCAGCTCGGCCGGCTTGATCTCGCCCATGTCCACGGCACGCATGTCCATGAACTTCTGTACCTTTGCGTGGTTCAGGAATGCGGGGCACGCCGCGGTGCTGTCGAGGACCAGTACATTGGGAGACAGCCCGGAGTCCTTGCGGATCACCTGAGACAACGCCGCCAGTTTGGCGAGCGGATCGCTCAGCGCGTTGTCCCACAAATCGTTGCCGGCCAGGGTAACCTTGTGACTGGCGGCCATCTGGAAATCGACTTCCACGGATTTGTCGTCGCTCTCGCTCTTGATGGTCATGGTAAGCTTGCCGAGGTCCAGAGCCTGTGCTGCCATCCACTCCTCGCGGCGGTCGATCTGGTCCATGAGCTCCGCCAGGTCTTTGCCGAGCTGGACCTGGGCACGGTCCTCGATGGTCTGGTTACCGGAATAAATGACCTGCCCCGGCTGGCGCTTCAGGAGGTCCGCCGCAGTGGTGACCATTTTCGGCTTGATGTAGCCGGGCTTGAGCGTCTGGGTGGTGAAGCCGGCGCGGGTGACGACTTTGCCTTCCATGAGCGGAGAGACGATCGGGGCCATCTTGCGGCCGCCTTTCACGATATCGACGTCGAGGGCGTCGGTGTCGGACGGCGTGTCGGCGGGGAAAAAGGTGTCGCGCAGCCAGCGACCGGGACGTGTCATCTGCTCGACGGCTTCGAGCATGGTGCGGGTGTCGAAGATGTCGATCAGTCCGGCGAAGCCCAGAAGCGGCAGGCACCCGAAGCCTGCGCCGGGATCGGCGGCGATGGCCTGCCCGGCGGGGAAAGCGAGGACCGCGACGATCAGCAGCAGGCCCCAGGTAAGGAAGGTGTACGTTTTTCTCATGTTGTTTTTCCTCCTTAAGGAAATGGGTGCGGCGGCTTACGCCACGCTCTTCAGGTAGATGTTGAGGTCGCGCAGTGCGGCCCTGTGGGTGTCTGCGGTGTCGGCTCCGCCGTAGGTGAGGGCGGCCTGGTTGAAGGCGCCGGTGATGTAGGCGACAGCGGTTTTGTCGGCGGCGCTGGCGTCGCAGCCTTCGGCGAGGATGGCGACGGGGGTCTGCGAACCGTTGACCGCAGCGCTGTCGCAGAGGATGTGCTTGCCGGATCCGGCGGCGATGGTGATGGTGAAGGTGTCGCCGACGATGAAGTCGGCCGCGCCGTCGTTGAGGGTGAAGCCGATGCAGCTATTCTCATAGGCCACACCTACGCTCGCGTCTGCCAGACGGCCCGTTTTGGAACCGACGACGCTGAAAACGCCGCCGTTGGCAGCCGCAACGGTGCAGGTCAAGGTGAAGGTCTCGACGATGGCACCAGATTTGCCGACCACGAGGGTGCAGGTGCCGTCACCGGTGTTCCCTGCGCCTGCGGCGCCGGTGGCGGGTACGGCGACGGTGATCTTGCCGAGCAGGGCGCCGCGGCTCAGGTTCTGACCGGACAGGATGGTGAGGATGTCAGTCACCAGGGGGTAATCTCCGGCGAGGAGTTTGTCGGGGGTAAAAGTTTCCATATCTGCTTCCTCCGTTAGGGTGATGGTTTTGATGTCGGGTTAGGTGCCGGGGCGAATGTTGATCCGCCCTTTACGGCTTATTTGCGGCTGCCGCCTGCGGCGATGGCGCTGACAACGCTGGCGCGCTCGGCTGCCGCACCGGTTTCAAGCTTTGCGGCTTTGACCCCTGTGGGAGCTGCGGCCTGCAGACCGGCGAGGATGGCCGCGCGGCTCTCTTCGTCGAAGGTGGATCCGGCGCTTTCCGCTGAGAGGGTGATGCCGAGGGTCGTCACGTCTTCGGCGCTGAGCCCCTTGGCGGCGATGGCCCCGAGCTTGGCGCCGACTGCCTCGCCCATTGTTGCTGCGACCAGACCGACCATGCGGGTCTGCTCGGCTGTTACTGCTGCTGCCTGGGCGGACGCGGCGTCGGCCTGGGCGATCATCCCGGCGCGGGCTTCGGCTTCAATCTGCGCCACCAGCTCCGGGTGCTCCATTCTCAGCTGAGAAATATCCATCGTGCTCTCCTTTTGCGGTGTACTGGCGTGCAGCATTGACCTCTTCTTGGACTTTCCGGCGGCGGCTATGGCCTTGGCCGCCGGTGCGACTTCATCGGCAAGGCCGATCTGTACGGCTTTTTTCCCCTCGAACATGCCGGCCTCGGTGTCGCGCACGGCCTGGACGGTCATGCCGCGGTTGCGGGCGACCGTCTCGACGAACATCTCGCGGGTCTCGTCCACCGACTGCTGCAGTAGGGAGAGGGCCTCGCTTCCCAGGGGGGCGTGCGGGGAGTAGTCCGCCTTGCGGGCCCCGGCGAAAACGTGGGTGACTGTGATGCCGGCGGCCTCCTCGGCGCGGGAAAAATCGGCATGGCAGGCGATGACGCCGACGCTGCCGACTGCGCCGGTGCGGGGGACCACGATACGGCTGCAGGCGCTGGCCAGCAGGTAACCGGCGCTGTAGGCCATCTCGTTGACCACTGCGGTGATCGGCTTGATCCCCCTGCTCTGGTAGATGTGGTCGGCAAAATCGAAGCAGCCGGAAACGTCGCCGCCTGGAGTGTCGAAATCCATCACGACGCTTTGAACGGCGTCGTCGGCCATGGCCATGTCGAATGCTTTCCAGATCTCGGCGTAGGTGGTGGGGCCGCCGCTGGGAAACTCGGAGGCAAGGCAGCGGTGCATGAGCGGGCCGTAGACGCCGATGACCGCGGTGTTGTTCTGCATCACCTGGTAGCCTGCCCGGGCGCGCTCGGAATCGCTCACCACGACGGCTTCGGACTTCGGGAGACCGGAGAGGTCCAGGTTGAGGCGCGGGCCGAGTATGTGCAGGATAACGCCGAGCTTGGCCTCGCTTATCATCAGCGGCCTGTTGAATAGCAGTCCGGCTATGTGCATGTTTCTCATGCTGCTTCCTCCTGCGCGGGTTCGGGCGCTTTTTTCGGTACGGTCGGCTTCTGGGCGGAGCCATCAGGCAGGCCCAACTCCTTGGCCTTGTTGATCTCGCGGCTTCGCTGCGCGTACTGCGCTTCCCAGTCCTTGCCTCTTTTGGCCGCGATGTCGGCGTCGGTGGTGATGTTGGCGTTCTTTCCCATGATGGCCGCGACCATCTCCTTGACAGGGTCGAGGTTGGTCCGCTCCGGGACGATCCAGGAGGCGGCGCAGTACTCGGCGCGGTGCGTGTAGAAATCGGGCGCGCTCTTGGGGAGCTTGACCCGGCCGCGCAGGAATGCTTCCTCGAAGACCATCTCCCAGATGACCTGGCAGAAGTAGGTGACCATCCAGTCCTGGTACATGCCGAAGACGCGCCAGGCCTCCTCGAGGGCGGCGCGGGCAGAGCTGTAGTTGGTTTTTGAAAAGTCCTTGGCGATGACCTCGTAGGGCATGCCGGCGGCGGCCCCTGCGCCGCGCAGTATGGTCTCGACGAAGACGCCGAAGGAGTTGCCGGGGCGCGGGTTGGAGAGCAGGTTCGGCTTTTCGCCCGGGTTGCCGTACATGATGCTGGGGCCGACTTCCTGGTAGCGGGTCGGGTCGGTCTCGGTCGACGCGCTGCCGTGCTCCTCCACCGCGTCGTAGGGCGAAGTCTTCTCGATGAAGACGGGGAAGCTCGCGGCCATGATGGCGCCGACCAGCTCGAAGTCGAGGTAGTCGGACATGTCGCGGAAGAACTTCATGGCCGGGGCGATGATGCTCACGCCGCGCACGGACTCGGGCGCCTTCTTATGGAAGCGGTGGAACACCAGCGGGCGGTGTCCGGCCATGGGGGGGATCTCGCGGTAATGGCGCAGGTCGAGCGAGCTGGTGAAGCGTCCGTCCTCCGGGTCGGCGATGAAGTAACCGGTGGGCTGGCCCCGCTCGCCCAGGCGGATCCCGTCGCGGATGTTCCTGGTCGCGGAAAGCCCCATGGGGGTGCGCAGGCGCACCGGGTCCAGGATCTGCAGCGCCAGGGAGTAGCGGCGCGAAGGGTCGTCGATCATGAGGGGGAGGTTCAGGAATTCCCCGTTGACCAGGAGAGAGTAGATGTTCTGGAACTGGATGCCGTAGAAATTGCAGGTTGCGGTCTCGGCGCTGGGGGCGGAGGCGTCGGCGGTTTTCGCGAACTGTTCGAACTCCCACTCCATGGTCTCGGCTATGCCCTGCGAGCGGTCCTCGCTGATGCCTAAGCGCTTCCAGTTCGGCTTGGACTGGGGCCAGAGGCCGGTGCCGACGGAGTTGATGGCGATGGAGTCGATGAGCCCCGCGCCGTGGGCATTGTTGGCGGCGATGTCGTTGGCGCGGTCGGCGATCTTCTCGCGCTGGCGGCCCTCCTCGGGCCAGGTGAGGCGGCGGGGGGACCAGTTGGAGAGGGTGCCGGAAGCGCCGCCGCCGGTGCGGCCGATGGCTGCGGCGCTCTTGGCGGGGCGAGCGATCTCCTGGGCGCGGGAGGCGGAATAGGTGCGGGCTATGCGGCAGTTGTGGTCGCTCATGATCGGCGGGGCCTCCCCGGAAGAAACTGCGGGCCGTGCCCGACGCTGAGCCTGACCCGCTCCGCCTGGAGCCACTCAAGCTGCTTGCGCAGCTCGGGGAGATCCTCGGAGGTGACTTCACGGTCGGTGCCGCCGGTGTTGAGGCGGACGCGCTTGCCGCCGGCGACATCCAGCATCGCCTGCTTGAAGGCGGCGATCTGGGTGTCGAGCTCTGCGGATGTGAACAGCGGGGTGATTGCCATGGGCGGCATGGTAGGGGCAAAAAGGGGTAATGTCATGGACGATGTGGACAATGTGGACAATGTGGACAACTTTTTTTACTAGATGTGGTGGTTTTGGCGGAGAGTTGAACTAGATGTGGTGGTTTGTGAGGGGCGGTTAACCTTGGAGGGCGGCGGGTAGGGGGGGGGAGTGGTGGCCCCTCCGGGCGGAGGGGCTGTTGGGGACGACTTTACTTGTTGGGGTCCACGACTGCTCCTGCTTCGAATTGCTTCACTATGGGGAGCGGTACCCACATGCCTCTGCTGCCGCCGAACCGGAAGGCGGTGAGCTTGCCGGCATCGATCAGGTTGTAGACGTGCTGCCGGGATACCCCCCAGCGCCTGGCTATCGCTGCGATCTTGATCATCTCATCTTTCCTGTAGGTCTGCGGCGCCTGCATAATTCTCCCCTCCTGCATTGCATGTCCTGCTGTTAACGTCGATTTTTGAACCAGCTCGGCAGCTGACCGGCCTGGGCGGCGACTTTCGGGGCGGCCGGCTGGACTCTCTTCTCTTTGCGGGGTATCCGCAGCTTGATCATCTCTCTGTGGGCCAGGGCGTAGACGTCGCAGTCCCAGTAGTCGATGCGCTGGCTTTTTTTGCTGTGCTGCCAGTCGCCGTGGGCGTCCTTGGTCTCGCCGGTGTAGTGCTTGGCGAAGGCTTCGTCTATGTCGGAGTTGTAGCTCATGGCCTGGGGATCGTCCGGCTCGTAGCCGAGGCGGCGTTCCAGGTCGTCCTTGAAGACGTCAACACGGACGTTGACGCGCTTCAGGCCGCCGGGGATCTTTTTGTTGGTGCCGGGATAGGTGGTGATCTCCTTGTAGGAGAGCAGGTCGCCGTTGCGGCCGTGCATCCCCTTGAGGGGGGTCATGATGCGGTTGCGGCTGCACCACTCGTAGACCTCGACGGTGCGGCTGTGCTTCTGGTAACCCTTTCTGGTGCCGCCGGAGTCGATGACGCCGCTGACAATGCGGTATTCGCGGCCCTCGTGGTCTTTAAACTGAGCGTCTTCTGCGGTACCGGCGATAAGGCCTTCCAGGTCGGCGAACGTCTCGACTATGCCGTGGCGGATCTGCTGCACGCGAACCTGAGGAGCGTAGCTGTAGGAAACCACTTTGTAATAGAAACTTGCCTGCTGGGTGTCGACGATGAGCGCGAGTCTCGCTGTATCGGGCGGAACCAGGTTGCGTGGGCGCTTGGAACGGAACTTGAGCAGGTGGTTGTCAGCTATGGCGCCAAGTACCTGGGGATCGTACTTCTTGGCGCGGTAGGAGTTGTCCAGCTCGATCTGGTCGGCAATGTCTCCGGAGCGGGCCTTGACGATGGCTGCGGCATACTCGGACAGGGAGATGTCGGGACAGATGAAGGCGTCGATGGTGAAGCCGACCGATACGGGGCGAGCTACTTCTGTGCGGGGAACCCAGTCCCCCAGACGGACGGCGCGGTCGCGGTCCATGTCGTTCCAGTGGGCGCCGCAGCCTGTGCAGATGTAGCGGGCGGATTTGTCGTTCAGGAGCTGCTTGGGATCCACTTCGGGCTGCAACGAGTTGGACTTACCGTCGCTCAGGAGATCCAGCTGGCCGGGCCAAGTGAGGTTGTCTTCGGTCATCTGCTGCCGCTTGCCGCAGAAGGGGCACTCCGCCTGGTAGTCTAGCTGCTCCATGCAGGCGTCATAGGCTTTACTGATCAGGGAGCCCGCGCCGGCGGGGGAGGAGCATTTGATCTTCTTGGGACGCCGGAAGGTGGTGGCACGCTTCTCCATCAGGTTCAGGGCGTGGGTCTCCTTGCCGGCGAGATCCTCGTTTTTGTCGACTTCGTCGGCAAAGACGTCGTCGGCGGGGAAACTCGATATCTCGGAGGGGGAGGAGCCCCATACGGGATAGATGACGGTGCCGTCCCGGAAGGCGATGCGGCTTGCGGTGGTGTCGTCGGGGTTCAGGCTCAGTTTCTTGGCGACGGGGGCGCAAGCGCGGTAGAGCGGGATCAGGCGGTCCTTGGCGATCTTCTTGGCGAGGTTCTCCTTGGGGAGCATGACGTACTTCACGTTGCCGCCGCGGTAGACTATGGCGTACAGGTGCATGTTAAGGCAGGCGTTGGACTTGCCGCTCTGCGGGACGCCGCAGATGACGATCTCCTGTACCCAGGGGAGGTTGTAGCTGTCCATGATCCGGACCAGGTAGGGGGTGATGGTGTTGTCCCAGTCGCCCTGGTGCGCGCCGAGGGTGACCTTGCGGTGCTTTTCGGCGAACTCGGAGACCTTCAGCGGCTCTTTCTGCCGCCAGATCTCCAGTTCTCCCGGGTACCATTCATGTGCAAGGTTGTCGCTCACTCTGTTTCTGCTCCGAATCGGGTGGACTGCGCGTAGCGATCGAGCCAGGCGTCAAGTTTCTTATCGTAGCGCTCCTGCAGGTCGGGGATGACCGCCTGCAGGTTAATGTCCTCCATGTCAAGCCCCTGGCCGCGCAGGTAGTCGGAGACGAGGTCTACCAGGTCGTCGCAGATGCGCGGGCCGAAGTTGCCCAGGTCTTTCTTCAGGAAGGAAGCGGCGGCGGCGCAGCGGTGCTCGACCTCGGAGCGCAGGATGTAGTTCTTGCGGGTGATCTCGTTGGCCAGGGTGAGCTTGTCTGCCTGCTCTTTGAGGTAGCGTTTTTTATGGTCGTCGTCGCCGTCAGCGGGGAGGGCGGGACGGGCCGGATTGTCCCAGGTGGCGCTCGCGTAGGCGGCGATCTCCTTGAGGAGGTAGCTACCGTCTTTTTGCTGCTTGGGGAAGCCGGCGGAGTGGGCGTGGTTGCGCACGGTCTTGCCGGAGACGCGGTAACCTTCCTTGATTACCCACGATGCGGCCTGTTCCAGGTTTTTGAAGCGCTCGCCGCTTTCGGTCTGGTCCTGCTCGGCCTGAAACAGGTCGAGGGCGCGCTTGGCCGCGCTGTAGGCCTTGATGGTCGCGGTGGTGCTTTCCGTTGCCATGGCTTCCGTGGCGCGGGTCAGGTTCGCTTTGAGGGTATTCAGGGTGGTCTCGATCTGCTCGGTCATGCTTTGCCTCGCCGGTGCGTCAAAAGGGTAGTGTCGGGTTCTGCTCTGCTTCTTCCTTGGCTCGATGCCGCTTTTCCTGCTCCTTGGATAGGCCGGAGGGCTGGTGCTCGGTGCAGGGTCCCAGCCGCTGGTCGTCGACGCGGTGGATGGTGTTGCGCCGGCAGGTGGAGCAGTACACGGAGACCTGCTTGGTGTTTCGGGTGTAGTGCTGGGTCATTTGGGAACGTCCTCTGCCGGAGAGGTGCAGTAATAGCCCCGCTCCTTGTTGTTTCCGACAACCTTCTCGCGCGCCAGATCCACGTCGGCACCACGTCCGGAGAGGATGCGGTGCAGGGTCTCGGAGCTGTGTTTAGCGTCCCAGGTCTCCGCAGCGGCGTGCTGGAGGTTGCCCTTGAGCAGGGCTCGCCCGATCTCGATCACCTCGGAGAGGAGATGCCACCACTGGCGCCAGAGGGTGTTCTGCGTGAAGCGGGTAGGCTCGAACTGGTACAGCTCTTTCAAAAAG